CTCTTGGAACTGCTAGGAATCCGGATTCCTAGCAGTTCCAAGAGTGAGACCTCATCTAAACGTTTGAGAGCCTCTTTCAGTTCTTCAAATGTTATGTTTAGCACGACGATCAATCTCTCTGTCAATATACCACTTAGCCTTCTTAAGGTCTTCAATGGCATCTTTCTTCAAGTCACAACGCCAGATATATTTGATTGCATTACCTAAGTTAAAACCCATGTGTTCTGTAACTTGGATACATTCAATACCTGAGGGATGTTCAGTGTAGTGCTTGGGGTTATTAACTACATCCTTAGCCCTTTGAAAGAAAGCACTTATCTCTTCATCTTCATCCCTAACATCTACCCATTCTTTGATAGCTTCACTCAGAGGCTTAGATGCTTCTTGTCGAATGTAGATATTACGATCAACCCATCGATCATATTGAAAGCAATGATTACAAGGGTGGATACCTTTGTCTAAGTTGCCATAGAAGCAAGTATTACATTTCTTAAAGTCCATATCGTTTCTCCAAGTATTCAATGCTTAAGAACATCTCATCAAAGTGTCCATCATTAACTTCATTCATCATCAGTAAACCACGCCAATGACGGTTACTAAGTTGATCCATATACGACTCATCGTGTATATAGTAAGAGCCAACAATGATAGCACAAATAGGTTTGCCATCAGCACGCTTACCATAGGCAATTTGCTTACCCTGCTGATGTCCAGCAACACAAGACATATGAAGCTTATTAATGATAGCACTAGCAGCTCCAGCGGGTCTACCCATCGCACCCACAGGCCAGTAATGATTGAAGCCAACACCGTTAATGAACACAGGATGTAGAAAACCATGTACTTCCCAGTCTTTTTCATAGTCTAAGTCCTTAGTTGAAATTAAGCCATCTAGAGTGGGATTGTTATTAACAGCTCTATCGATACGGTTCTCATGGTTGCCTAGAGTCAATACCATACGAGGTTTGTATACCTTGTGTTTGGAATCCTTCTGAGCCTTCTGAGCTTCCCTCAATGGAGCCAGTAACAACTTCATGGCCTCCTTAGCAGCTTCAATGTCTTTCTTGTAGCGTAGACCTTCAAAGTACTTACTTCCCTTGATGTCATGGCTACTAAGGCTTGGCATATCTGCAAAGTCACCTAGATTAACAACTACATCAGGTTTGTAATCGACAATGGCTTTACCAGCCCATGTCAGATGCTCTAGAGGTACACCTTCTTTAATCTGGCAGTCAGGTATCACTAAGATTTTCATCGATATCATCCCCTTCCACTGTTAATCGTTCACCTTCACGTAAACCAGCTTTGATAGCTTCTAGGATACCAAAGGTAAGGAGTGATTGAGCTTCATCAGCAGTTAAGTCAAACTGAAAAGTAGCACTACCATCTTCATGCTCTTTAATCAGATTTACGTTCACTCTCAGCCTCCTTCAAGAACTCTTCAGCGTCGTTGATATACATGAAGTATTTTAGACAAACAGCAAGGGCTGCGTTAACTTCTTTGTTACTTGCAATATCTTCAGGATGGCTACTAAAGCCTCCATTGAGAGTATTCAAGTAAGTCTGCTTCATAGTCTCAACTGTGATAGCGTCTGTGAAGTCATCCCAAGCATTACGAATCTCAGGTGACTTCTGCAGAGCTTCAATAAGATTATTTAACATATTTAGTTCCTTTTTCGTTTAACCATGTTGATGGAATATCTTTATCAGCATATTTGAACCCATGCTTATCACACCACATACCGTATGTTGTCTGACTTAGCTTTGAAAGCCTAGCTTTAGAGTTACTAAAGACAAACCTAATATCTAGATCTGGGAGTTGTTCCTTGATCATTAGATGCTTTTGTCTGTCAGCTGTGATAAATCTACCTTTACTCTCAATGATGATACCGTTGTTCAGAAGTACAAAGTCAGGAGTGTATTTCCTAGCCTTAGCAGGTTGAATGTAACCAATCACAAGCTTCTCATACTCAAATGGAATACCTAGATTAGTTAGATTCTCAGCTATCTTGTCTTCTAAGCCTGACCTGAATCCATGCTTCAAAGCTACTTGACGTACAGATAGAGGTTTCTTACGTTTAGATTTCATGTGACTCCTTCGTAACGTGATACTGATGGAGGAATGCTCCAAAGGTATCTACAAACTCTTCATCGTGATTTAGCTTACCCATTGTGAACATAATGGCATGAACTAACTCATGATAGAAGGTCTGCTCAGTAGTTTGCTTGTTCATGTCCATGCGAATACTGATGATTTGCTTCTCAGGATCACACTTACCGAAGTCCTCCATGTGCACTACGTAGTTGACGAACCACTTAGATCCTGCGAGTTCAAAGGTGGTTGCCACATCTGGTTTGGTTCCCTTCTTAGCCATAGCAGCTTACCGTTCTCCAAGATCCTGTCAGTATTGCCGTCATAAGCTTTGATACAAGCTTCATATAGTTCCCTTTCAGTTGTACAGTCTTTCAAGATCTTATCAGCCTTCACAGGGCCAATACCTCTGATTCCCTCTATGTTATCAACCCTGTCACCTGTCAGTATCTGTTTGTAGAAACTGTACAAGCCTTCAAACTCGGTAACATAGTATTCTTCATCCTTTACAGGATTGTAGTGCCATCCCGGTAACTGGTCAAGATCTTTATCTACGTGAACTATCCAGTAGTTACCTTCAGTGGAAGCTATACCTACAGCATCATCAGCCTCTTCACCCTCTGACATTGTAGCTCCAAGCTTCATGAGGTGGTTTCTGAGAGCATCATAATGCTTAGGCTTAGGAGCATCCTTTCGGTTGCCCTTGTAAGGAACAGTAGTAGCTACCTCGAATCTAAAGTTAGTCTTACCTGTAATCCAAGCTCTGTAGTCATCACACTTCAAGCGCATATAGATTATGTCGGTAAACCACTCTGTGAGTCGATTTAGTGCCCACCGTTCCTCTTCATCCTCATTGGAGAAGCCAACTTTATAAACTAAAAAGTCGGCATCTACAATAGCCTCAGTTGGCCTATTAGAGGATGTCATCCGCTGTCTCTTCCTCAGGTGAACCCTCAGGACTATAGATCTTCAACTCAGTAATCACCAACTTCTTAATCGAGGGTGCAGCACCGAACTTAGCTGACATCTTGTGACGGTATGAAGACACCAGTGCATAACACTTAGTACCATTACCAATCTTAGAGATATCAATAGGATTACCTTCCTCATCCACAGGCTCAAATACGAACTTAGACTTACCAACAATGAACTTACCCATTGTGTCTTTGTCTTTGATCTTGATGCCCAACTCTTCAAGCTTACTACAAGCTGCATCACTCAACTGTCCCAATGTGCACTCATACTTATCGTTAGCTTCGTTGAACTTAGTGTTGTACTCTTTCATCCAGTTAGACCAGTACAACTCACCAGCAACTTTAACGGGTTTCATGCTATCAATACTCATTTCATTTTCCTTTAAGTCAATGTAGCTCTTTAGATTCTGGGTGAGCTACCATACCCATAGCCAGATCTTCTAAGTAAACCAATGCTGATAACAGTATTGTGTATACCTCTTCAAGATCTAGATTCTCTCCTATCTTAATCTTGAAAGTGTCACCTTCAACATTAAATAGTATTTGATTCTTATCTATGCTCTTCGACATATATTGCAGCCTTTCTTAAAAGTTCTTCACTATCACGTAAAAGACCTAGGCCACGATTACAGTTATTACATAGAAGTCCTCGAATTTTACCTGTTGCATGATCATGGTCAATAGACAAATGTTTATACCTACCATTCTCAGGACTTGAACAAATTGCACACACTCCTTTTTGTTCCTCAAATAACTTTGCATAGGTATCTAATGCACCTTTACCAAAGTTCTTTTCTAAGTTACGTTGTCGTATTGTATCTTTAGAAAGCAATAGTTTTCGTCTTGTAGAAGTACACTTTTTGCATTCTGGTCTAAGGCCATCTTTCTTTGAAGAGTCCTTTTGAAATTGATACAAAGGTTTTGTTACACCACAGTTTTTACAGCATTTATCAGTGACAGTCATACCAGTTCTTTCCAGTCTTGAATTCAGCTCCTACAGGGCATCTAAACTTTAGAATCTCACCTGCATCAGCTGCTGCTTTAACTACAATCTCACCTACTATTGTACCATACTTTTCAGGAACTTCAATTTGTACCTCGTCGTGAACCCATGCAACTAGCTTAAATGGTATCTTTTTTGCAGTGAGTTCCTTGTGAAAGCACACAATCCATTGCTTAGCAATAATCGCTCCTGCCGACTGCAAGAGTGTATTAAGTGCGCTATGCTCAGATCTAATCTGCAACTTACGTCCGTCAAGACCCGGTATCCAGCCTTTTGCAGCGAAATTAGATACTTTCTTCTTAAGCTTAGCGTATGCTGGGACGTTACGTTGAAAATTATCAATAATCTTTTTCCCTTGCTTTTCTGAACCACCAATAATTGTACCAACTTTACCCGGTGAAGCACCGTAGAGTGTGGCATAGAGGACAGTCTTGGCAAGATCCCTCGTAGCGACTCCAAATGCATTCTGATTTCTCGTGTGGACATCTCCATTTACAACCTCATTTGAATATTCAGGATCATTAAGATAGTGAGCAAAGCAACGCAACTCAATACCAGACAAATCTGTGCCAACAAGTACATTCCCTTCCTCAACAGTCCAGCAACTTCTACATTCTTTTCCATATGTTGACCTAGTAGCGGGTATCTGAGCCATATTAGGTGTGCTATGCGTAGCTCTACCCGACACAGCTCCATTCGTGATCACCTTACCGTGAACTCTACCGTCCTTACCTACAGCCTCTAACCAGCTTTCAATCTGAGCTACACGTTTCTGTAGCATCAGGTATTCAGCGATCATCTGAGCCTCAGGAATCTTAACCTTAGCAAGTACTGACTCATCGACAATAGGCTGCCCCTTCTCAGTAAAGTCCTTAGGCTTCCATCCTAACTCCATCAGCTTTTCTCCGATCTGCTTTCTACTTCCGGGATTGAAAGTATCAACGCAGTCTTTGATAGGCTTTCCACTTGTCTTGTGGAACCTTGGAGTGACGACTGGAGGCCATCTCTCTTGCATCTGCTCATATATTCCTGCCATCTTTCCTTTGATGTCAGCAAGTAAGCAGGTTGCGAAGGGTAAGTCAAGTTTGAAGCCATTACGTTCCTGTTCAGCTATGATAGCAGCTACCTTATGCTCAAGATCAAGGCTTTCTTGTGAAAAGTCTTTCTTAGTGAATTCATCAGTAAGATGCTTATAAAGATTACAAGTGACCTCAACATCCCTAATGCAATAATACTCCAGAAGAGACATATGAGGAACGTTAAAGCACTCACCTTTGTACTCTTCTTTCTTGTCCATTAACCATTGCCATATCCTCTTGTAGTCAACTTTCTTTATCGATCCCATCCTGTCGCCCCAAGCTTCTAAGCTGTGCCCGTTCTCTATTGAGGGATTTAACAACCTTGAGGCTATCAACGTATCGTACACTTGGCTCAAACGAATCTTCGTATTCCATAGCCGATTGAGTATCTGGAAATCGAAGCTTATCCCGTTCTGTGCGATTATCAATGTAGCGGCCTTTAAATACACCCCTAGGCTCTCGGCTTCTTTCCATACTAAAATTTCTCCTGTATCTACATTCTTTGTAACACACAGCCATATTTTATCGTGGCTTAGATTAGTCTCAATGTCAAGAACTACTTTCATTTAAGTACCTTATTGCTGCTTGAAGAATATCTTGAGAATCCCTAAAATGTCCTAGACCAGCGTTACAACTATGGCAGAGAAGTCCTCTTACATTTCCTGTTGAATGACAATGATCTACGAAAAGTTTAAAGTCCCTTATATTTTCAGAGGCTTTGCATATTTTGCATTTACCTTGCTGATCTTCAACCATCTTATCATATTGCTCAATACTTAAGCCGTACTTTTTAAGATTATGTTTGCGTGATCTATGTGCTTGTGTTTCTTTTCCACCCTTGGCGTAGTACCTATTAAGATTATTTGTTGCAGTACATTTTTTACACTGTGATCGGTATCTGTATGTTCCATCATTTTTTAACTCTCGTCGTGAAAAGAATTCAAGGAACTGTGTTATTCCGCAGTTCGTGCACTCTTTTGTTTCTGTATTCTTCATATTCAGCTTTCAAGTCTTCATAGTGATGGATAAGTAACTGATACTTTTCTTGCAGATCATAGTACTTACTCTCCAAGTCAATCATTCTACCAGCTATCTTATCTAAATCAAGCATCATATCTTACCTCTATAAGTTAACTCAGGACAGTAGTACACAGGAGCTTCCTTCCAGTTAGGACGATAGGTATACTTTATAGCTATTCCAGCCTCTGATACAGTCTCTACAGTTTTCTTCTTAGACCTGTAAGTTCTCTTGTGCATAGCTTTCTTGTCCTTGTTCTTCAAAGC